ATGGAGTAAAGAGGCCGGGCTGATTGTCCGCGTATCGCAAATCGAGTCGAGACTCCTCGCGTTAGCCGGTATCGTCGACATTTCCGGCACGACCCTGAACGGTCAGGCAGGAAATCTCACGCTCGATAAGGACGCGGTCGCTGTGAGGGGGTCGTTCACAAATGCGTAACTTCAACAATATCAGGACCATCGACCTCAAAGAGTATCTTCCCGATGTGCTGAAAGACGTGCAGGAAATGCGGGCAATTATGGAGGCTGAGACCCCGGAGGTACAAGCTATCTGGGACGCCTGCGAGGACTGCATGAACGACCAGTTTATCTCCGAGGCCACCGAGAACGGTGTGGCCCGCAGAGAGAAAATGCTGGGTATCACGCCCTTTGCGACTGATACTCTTGACGACCGCAAGCTCCGGCTGCTCAGCCGGTACAATGAAAATATTCCGTATACAAGGAAAAGCCTCGCCGCTCTGCTTGAGTCTCTCTGCGGAGCGGGAGGCTATATTTTGACTATCACGACGGCGACCTTTACCGTCAATGTGAAAGTCGCGCTCGGCGTTAAGAAGCAGGAGATGATTATCTCTGAGACGCTTGAGCGCATTTTGCCGTACAACATGGTCTTTACGGTAGAGCTTCTTTATAACACGTGGGCTAAGGTCAAGCCCTATAAATGGAGCAAGGTCAAGCCGCTCACGTGGAAAGATTTGAAAGAGGAGGTACTTACTTAATGGCTACCTACACAGACAACTACAAACTGAAAAAGCCGGCGCCGGAAGACTTCGCGGACATTGCAGACCTCAATGAGAACGCGGATAAAATCGATGCCGCACTCAAGGACAAGGCGGACCTCGACGAGTCTGGCAAGCTGAAAGAGAGCCAGCTTCCGAGCTTGTCCTATATCCCGGCTTCACAGAAAGGCGCGGCTGGAGGTGTCGCGAGCCTCGGCTCTGATGGCAAGGTCCCTTCGGGGCAGCTTCCCGCTATGGACTATATCCCCACTTCTCAAAAGGGCACCGCGGGAGGCGTTGCGAGTCTTGGCTCTGACGGTAAGGTCCCTTCGGGACAGCTTCCTTCGCTCGACTATATTCCTACTTCTCAAAAGGGTGTAGCGGGCGGCGTCGCGTCCCTTGACGCGAATAAGAAGGTCCCGGTCGCGCAGATTCCCGCCCTCGACTATATCCCTACCTCGCAGAAAGGCACGGCAGGCGGTGTAGCTACTCTGGGAAGTGACGGCAAAATTCCCGAGTCTCAGCTCGGTACGGTCGGCGTGCCGCCCCAGATTATCGCTACTATTCCGAGCGGCAGCTCTGTCACCTGCAAATGCGGCTCTAAGACCTTGACCGCTACAAGCACCGGCACCGTGACCTTTAATCTGACGGGGTACGGTACATGGGTCGTAACGGCGACGAAGGACGGGCAGACTGCGACTGAGAGCGTAGTCGTGGACGATGTGAAGCAGTACAAAATCTCGCTCTCCTACTTTTCGGCAACGCTGAAAGTAACCTCGGACTCCGGCGCTACCGTTACCGCCACGAACGGCACGAAGACCTTCTCCGGCACGGTGCCTTCGAGCGGCGTGCTCTCCCTGACGATTACTGCGTCCGGTACCTATACCGTTACCGCTACGAAGAGCGGAGAGACGACCGACCCTGTGAGCGTGGCAATCACGACCTCCGGGCAGACCTACTCCGTCGAGTGCCCGTTCTTCAACAGCGTGCTCTCTAAGAACACGTGGGCGCAGATTGCTAAGGCCTCTGCCGCAGGCAAGGCCTCTCAGCTTTGGTCTGTCGGCGATACGAAGGACATCACGGTCGGAAGCGAGACCCTGACGCTCGTAATTATGGGCTTCAATCATGATGACCTCGCAAGCGGTGGTAAAGCCGGCATTACCTTCGGCATGAAAAACCTTATGGCGACTACGCGCCGAATGAATGCCTCGAACACAAATAGCGGTGGCTTTACCGGCTCCGAAATGTACTCGTGGCTGCAAAACACGCTTTTGCCGACCCTGCCGTCCGACCTGCAGGCAGTACTTAAGAGTGTCAACAAGAAGACCTCCGCAGGCAGTCAGAGCTCGACTATCAACACAAACTCGATGAAGCTCTTCCTCTTCTCCGAGATTGAGATTTTCGGCTCGACTACCTACTCGAAAGCCGGTGAGGGCTCGCAGTACAGCTACTTTGCTACCGCCGCGAACAGAATCAAATACCTCTCCAACGGCTCCGGGTCTGCGAACTGGTGGTGGGAGCGTTCTCCTTATGGGAGCAACTCCCACAACTTCTGCGGTGTGAACAGCAACGGCAACGCGAACTATAACAGCGCCAACCTCGCCAGCGGCGTTTGCTTCGGCTTCTGTGTTTAATCTACTATCTTTAGTCAATCCGGGGCCCTTGTGGCCCCGGTAGGAGGTAAAAGCTAACTATGTCAGTTTATAAAGCACTGCGAGGAGACAGCTCGGTCCAGTTCGTAGAGACTGCGCGCAAGCTCGCCGTGCATACAAGAAAATGCTGCCTGAAAATGCCGAAGAGGTACACCTTCTACGGCGCTCAGGAGCTAAGCGCTCTCGCCGATACCGTCTACAATGAGGTCAAAATGGCGAACAGCGTTTTTCCCGGAAATCAGCACGAGGCCCAGCTTCGACGGGACCACCTTATCGAGGCAAATGCCGCACTTCAGGCGCTTATCGGTCAGCTCGGAATTATGGCAGACCTTCTCAAGCAAAATCCTGAAAAGCTGCGCTGGCTCGATACTTCTCTCGAGGAGTGGGCTTCCCTCATCAGTGAGGAGGCTAAGCTAATTTCCGGCGTAAAGAAATCGGATAAAGAGCGATTCAAGAATCTGCCCTAACCGATATACGGGTCCTGTCATGATACTGTTGTCTTGTCCTGCGAACTGGTGGTGGGAGCGTTCTCCTAATGGGAGCAACTCCAACAACTTCTGCAATGTGAACAGCAACGGCAACGCGAACAATAACAACGCCAACAACACCAACGGCGTTTGCTTCGGATTCCATAAGGAATCAGGTCCGACGTAGTAAGCGGGAAACCGCCGAAATCAGTACCTTTATGGAAGGATGACTCGTACCCTGCCTTTTGGCTAAAACACTCCTTTGATGTAGTCGCTCGGACGCTGCTTGCATGGCACGGTTTACGCGGACCGTGTTTCATGGGCGGTACTACTATGCAGTTACTTTTACGCGTGAAATCCTGCAACACTGTACGAAGGGGACAATTTTTAATGACAAGCGAAGAAAGACACGAGGCTCGCTATCAGAGGCGAGTCAAGAAACGGCAAGAAAGACGCCTCGCTCTCAGCAAATCCTGCGGAGATTTTGAGGACGTCTTTTCTTATGAAAACCTATATCAGGCCGGGCATATCTGCTGCCGTGGCGTTAGCTGGAAAAGCTCCACGCAGACTTACCGCTTCAACCTCGTAACGAATACGGCCGCAACGCGCCGCGCGCTTCTCGACGGGACGTATAAGAGCCGAGGCTTTATCGAGTTCGACCTCTATGACCGAGGAAAAATGCGGCACATCAGGAGCATTCATATCAGCGAGCGCGTCGTGCAGAGAACGCTCTGCGATAAGGTCATCAACCCAACCTTAAAACCGTCGTTCATCTATGACAACGGCGCAAGTACCGAGAACAAGGGAATCGACTTCGCTCTCAACCGCCTTTCCTGCCACCTGCAAAGGCATTACAGGAAGTACGGGCGGGAGGGCTATGTTCTTCTCTTCGACTTCTCCAACTACTTCGCCAACGCGCAGCATTGGCCGGTCAGCCGTGAGCTGGCAAAGCGTGTGCATGATGTGAGAATCAGGGCTCTCGCGAATGAGTGTCTCGATAACTTCGGTCCCATCGGTTACGGACTCGGAAGTCAAATCTCGCAGACTGCCGCTCTTATGCTACCGAACAAGCTCGACCACTTCATCAAGGAAAAGCTTGGCATTAAAGGCTACGCCAGATATATGGACGACGGCTATCTGATTCACCCGAGCAAGGAATACCTCAAAGAGTGTCTTACTCGCATGAAAGAGGTCTGTGATTCTCTCGGCATTATTCTTAATACGAAGAAGACGAAAATCAAGAAGCTCAGCGAGGGCTTCAAGTTCCTGCAAATCCGCTTCAAGCTGACGGAGACCGGGAAGGTCCTTCGCAAAATGAGCTTTGAGAGTATTAAGAAAATCCGGCGCAAGCTCAAGAAGTTCAAGCTCTGGAATATCGAGGGCAGAGTCGTGAAAATTGCCGGCAAGTTCGTCCGGCGTGTATTTCCGCTCTCGGATATTTGCAGCGCCTATGAGAGCTGGCGCGGGCACATGAAGCGAGGAAACAGCTTCCATGCCGTCGAGCGCATGGACCTATATTTTAAGAAACTGTTCGGATTCCACCCGAACAATAAAATCGAATGGAGGAAAGCGCTATGTACTTAATCACAAACTCGGCAAATCTCATTGTCGAAATCTGCGAGCACCCCTGTTATGTTCGCAAGCAGGCGAACGGCGTTGTTGTTCTCAGTGAACAGGACAAGGCCGACGCGATTTACTCGAACGACTCCAACACCTTCTGGCCTACTCAGCAGGTCGGGTATCTCTGCGACCGGCACACCCTCGTTGAGGTCGAGAAAGTTCCCGCAGAAGTTGTCGCCGGCTTCTACTTCTACCATGCCGGGGAGTTCTACACGACTGAGGCGAATCTGACCGCCCTCGCAAAAGCGCGGGCCCCGGAGCTTGCGAGTCTTGTTTTCGTGAAAATGGCAGAGACAGAACAGCTCGACGACGCGACTCTCACGGAACACGCCGAGCAGTTTTCAGAATGGGCATACCCGGTAGCTTATGCGGTCAAGGCGATTTGCTCTTACAAAGGAAAACTGTACCGCTGCGTACAAGCGCACAGCTCGCAAGCAGATTGGACGCCGCTGGCTACTGCAAGCCTATGGAAGGAAATCGGAGACCCTACGGTCGAGTACCCCGAATGGTCTCAGCCCCTCGGCGCGCATGACGCCTACGCGCTCGGCGACAAGGTGGCGCATAACGGCAAGCACTGGGTAAGTACTGCCGCAAATAATGTTTGGGAGCCGGGGGTCTACGGCTGGGAGGAGGTTACTGAATGACGGTTTATCAATGGCTCTGCCTTCTGGGCGTGCCTGCGCTCATTGCGGCCATCTTCAAGTACCTGCACTCCCTCGTCAAGAAGAACGCTCTGGACACGGCTGCGGTAAAGGCGGGACTGCAAGCCTTGCTCAGGTCGCAGATGATTAGCGACTACAACAAATGGGAGGAACGCGGCTTCGCTCCTATCTACGCCCGGGAAAACTTCGAGAACTGCTGGAAGC